ACGAATGTACGATGCTCTGGAAGCCCTGCTGAAAAATGGAAGAGTCCATGAATTTATTAATTAGACCGGCGCACCGCCCTACATCGGCACACCTCCTTGTTTCAAGTGCCACTGCGGTGTGTCCGGTCTGCCTTTAGATGAATGACCAACGAACACACATTGATCTCTTCAGCGGGATCGGAGCGTGGAGTATCGCCGCCGAGCGAACCGGAAACTTCCGAACAGTTGGATTTGCTGAAACTGCCCCCTACCCAAGCGCAGTCCTCCAACGGCACTGGCCCCATGTCCCTAACTACGGGGATATCCGAAAAGTCACGTTTAAGAAGACAGGCACTATTGACCTCCTCACAGCCTCCCCTCCCTGTCAGCCATACTCCAAATCTAATAACAACCGAGGCGACGAATCAGATAACCGTATCCTCTGGCGAGAGTTGTCTACAGTTATTGAAGACATCCGGCCCAGTTGGTTCGTTGGTGAGGAAGTTAGTGAGTTCGCCCAATTTCACCTCGACGATTTTTTCACTTCGTTGGAAGCCACGGGCTACACCACAGGGGCGGTTATTATTCCAGCTTGTGCCTACGGAGATTGCCCCCACCGAAGGGATAGACTCTGGTTCTTCGCGCAGTTGGCCGACACCCACATCGAGAGATCACAAAGACACCGGAAGCCTAGAAAACGTACCCGAAAAGGGACTGCTTGGGAGAGTCTTCCAGAACACCTTTGGGATACCTCTCTTGCCGGAAGCGTCCGAGTGGTTAATGGGTTTACCAATTGGCCACACCGTAGTGAACGGATTCAAGCCATCGGCAACTCCATCTCCGCCCCCCTCGCCCACCAAATCTTAAAACTAATATGAAAACCAAATCCATTCTTAAACCCGATGACGAAGCCATGATTAAAAGGATCGTGGAGCTTGTCTCCGAACAAACTTACATCCCTGTTAAGGACATCCTGGGGAAGAGCAGACGCGAAGACATCGTGGACTCGCGGCATCTCTGCTGGTTCTTTGCGGTGAAGCATGGGCGTTTACCTCTCACTGCTGCTGCCCGTCACTTTGGTGTCCACCACGGCGCAGTGATTCACGCGCTAAAGAACCTCTCTTACCGCATCCTGCTGCATCGGAATAAAAAGATGGAGCGGGATATGCGCTTCATAGCGAAGGAATTGAAGTGCGCCGAGTTGGCTGAATCTCTGGAAGTGAATATCCACGACCATGCAATTATTGCAGGGAAGGCGTGAGTGGGCATTCGCATAGAAATCAAGCACAGGGTTCCGAGCTTGAACCAGTTGTTCGGGTTGAACCCTTGGGCGCGGAAGAAGCTGAAGGAAACCATCCAAAAAGAAGTGTGGTTAGAATTACAAGCATCCGGAATCGACTGCTCGACCCTGATAACCTCGTTGGGGGGTGCAAGTACATCATCGACTCGCTCACGAAAGCGAAAATCATCAAAGACGACACGCAAAAAGATATCCGGCTTGAAGTCTACCAAGCGAAGTGCGCCACGCGCAAAGGGGAAAAGACGATAATCGAGGTGGAGTGATGATGCGCTGGGACTTTTGCGACTTTGAGATACACGATGCACCGCGCAACCAGTGCCCTGATTGCGGCACGCTCCGATGGCACGAGGCCGGAAGCAGTAATTTGTTGCCCTGCCATAGCTGCGGCTTCGGGGAGCCGAAACCGGAACCCGATGCCGACCAGTATGAGTAAACCAGGAACGATAAGCCAATGGGAAAACATCGCAAGAAAACTATTAGTAGTGCCGGACAAGGAAGTGAGCCGCTCGGAAGTGGACAGTGTGCTAGTCGGGATAACCCAGAGCAAAGACCGCTGGCTGAAGGAGAGGCTACAGGAAAAACGCCTCCGAGCTTGGACGGGAACCATGAAACGATAGAAACCTACCACAAGGGGTTCCAGCGGGGTTACAGGCTCGGCTACAAGCAGATGAAGGACTTTTACGAAGCCAAGATTGCTGTCTTGGAGAAACAAGTTGCCCATTGGAAGGAGTTAGCAAAGAGATGAGCTTACTTAATCAAGCAGCAGTCCAGAAAGAAGCACTAGAGACTGCAAAGAGGTACAAGAAAGACGTAACGCAGATTAGCCAAGATTGGAAAGATGACTTGGAACAGGCAGTTCGCATGATGATTTTCAGGAAGGTGATGGCGCACCGAAAGGGAAAGACGCTGAAGCCATGAAAGACCCCGAAGTAGCCGAGCGCGACCATACGCGCTTCATTGAGCATCTGGACGCAAGCAATCCAACCGTGTTTCAGTGCGCCAAGTTCTTCTATGACAAGGGGATTCAAGTCGCTATTAGCCCGATGAGCAAGTCCAAGGGCTACGATGACCGGCTGGAGCATACTGATGACGGGGATTTGTTCATCCAACAGCGAATTGAGGTCAAAGGACTGTCAGCAGACTTCACTAATGGCGCAGATTGGCCCTTTGGGGCCGAGTTTATTGTCTGCGCGGCACATTCCTATGACCGAGCGAAGCCGAAGCCTTACGCGTACATGATTTTGAACCGTAACCGCACCCACGTTGCCATTGTTTACGGTAAAAGCCGCCCCCACTGGACTTCTAAACGCATTAAAGACGGGAGATATGAGGATATGACTCAAAAGTTCTATTTATGCCCCCTTGAACACGTTGATTTTAGACAATTATGAAAGAAGACAAAGACCGATTATTCCAGTTTCCATTCTATCCGGCTGACTTCCTGGTTAGCACCATGCTGATGAGTCCGGCGGAGGTTGGAGCCTACATGAGACTGCTCTGCCACTCATGGATTGAGGACGGAATTCCATACAAAAGCAAAACATATTTGGCCCGTTTGGCTGGCATTTCCACATCAAAACTGGATCAAATCCTGTCAAAATTCTATGTAGATGATGAAAACCGTGTCCGGCATGTTCGGCTTGAGACGGAGCGGAAAAGAGTGGTCGAGCTACGCGAAAAGCGCGTAAAAGCAGGGAGAATCGGAGGCAACGCAAACAAGCACCGCTTAACGATAGCTTTAGCAAAAGAGAAGCAAAATCAAAGCACCGCTGAACCTAACAGAGCAGAGCAAAGCAGAACAAAACAAGCCCCCTTTAATTCCCCCAGTAATTTTGAAAGCAAAGCTCTCTCCACTGCTGACCGAATTAGCATGGAGAAAGCGCGTGTCCTCATCATTGAAGAAATCAATGCCATCTTGCGCCAGCAAGGCAAAGACGGCACTGGCTCGGTTGTCTCTTGGGGAAAGCCAGACGACCCTGAAACCTTGAAAGCCTTGCGAGCGCGAGAGCGCGAGATAAAGCAACAGCTTATGGGCTTCAACCCCCGTCAGCGCGAGGAACCTGTTTCAGAAGGGATGGCAGAGCTTGCCAGCGAGTTAGCTGATGAGTTAAGGTTATGACGCGGGAGGGAAGTGTACTGCTGATTTTAGCAATGCTGGGCTTGACCACTTTAACTTGCCCCGAACCCGCATTCCCCCCTTCTGACCCTTCACACAATGCCCCTTTGCTGGCCTGTAAAGGGGTGCTGACGGGCTTTTGTTGTTTAAAGTGACACAATATACCTTGGAAGCGTTAGAGGGGCGTTTAAGGGCTAATTTCTCTCCGGTCTATTTGGGGGCGAGGCTTTCCTTGGGGGAGATAGGAAAGCAAACTCTTCGTGATCCAGCACGGGGATACCAAAGCCAGTGTTTTGGAAATTATCATCGGCGTACTTTTCCGCCTCTTCAGGGCTATCAAAGGGGCCAATGGTGTTTGCATTGTCCGATAGCGTATCGGACTCTGTTTCAATGTCATAAGCCACTATTTCCAGCCACCATTTTTCTTTGACGGCATCCCGATATATCATTGCGTGTCTTGGTTCACTCATAATTCAGCCTTTCACCCAGAAAGGGCCGACCGCTCGCGCAGCCGACCCGACTAGGATTCCCCCAGGAACGGGGGAAAGGGGTTAATCTTCGTCCGGCTCAATCCAGCCTAATTCAATTGCTGCTTTACGGACTTCTGTTAGCTTTTCAATAGCTTGATGCCCGCGAGTTTCTTCTTTTTCAAGAAACTCTAAAGCCTCGCTTTTTGAGAGTTCTTCGTAGTGGTTCAAGTCCCTGCCGATCCATTCCAGACGGTCTGCAAGGTCTGGGTTTGGTTCTTCTAATTCAAAAGCCGATATTTCCTCGGCCCACGCAATGAATTTAGGTCGAGAACCGAACGCGAACGCTTGCGCTCGCCGTTGATGCGGGACTTCTACAAATATAATGCCATCGTCAATTTCAGTCTTGGTTTTCATAAGGTTATTTTACTGGGTTTTTGGTTTGGGTTAAAGGGGTTAATCTTTTTCAAAATAAGAAATTGGCAGTTTTCGGGTAAACCTATGGATTCTTGAGCCGGTTGGGTTTTTGCCGTCGATCCAATCTGCTATTTCCCGCAATTCGCGGGCAGTCTCGATTGCGGTTTTGCGCGTGTCGTGGTAAATCCTCACTTGCTCATCGTCGCGAATGCCCTCCGCCTCCGGTGCATAGTGGATTTTCTCCATTGCTTCCGCGAGCGAGCGTTTAATATTAAACAATCTGCTGTCCACATAGGCAATTTCGTCAGGCATCGTGCAAGCAATATTGTTTGAAATATAAGCGTGCGTGTGCAAATAGGCAGTTTTATCCCCTTGCATTCTTTGAATCCCCGCCTCCGTTCTTTGAGGGGCGGGGATTGTTTTGCCAATTTCCGCGCAATGCGTTGCTTGTCCGTTTAATGATAATTCAATAGTCATAATTCTAATAAGTTAAGTTTTGTTCCTGGTGGAATATCCTTTGCCCAGTGGGGCTGGTGATATGGTAAATGGCCCTTGTTCGGGGGTCATAAGCACAAAGCTCCCCCCGCCGGATTGAGTAGCCGGTTTCCATGCAACGGCTAATAAATCGCGCTTTGATTACGCGGGGATCGGTTATGGTTTGAAAGCGGGTAATCATGCGCTTGCCTCCCTTCGCTTAATGCGCCGGTAGGGATACTCCGGCATATTTTCCCGATAGGCTTTCAGGTTTCTGCGCGACTCTTTCCACGATTCACTAGCGTCAATATCCTCCCAGCCTTGGCCGTAGTTTCCTTGGATAATGTAAAGGTAAACGAATTTGTTTTTTTGTTTCATTCGCTTGCCTCCGTTGCTTTTGAAATCACCTCGGTTATTTCATCAAGCCATTCCCCGCAATAGGTTTGCGTTCCGTTATGGGTTAAATCGTCAGGGCATTCAATTAGAGGCAACGCTTTACGCAAAGCTGATTGCGCCCCTTTTAACGCCTCCAACATTTCCGGTGCTGCTGCTATCAATTGAGCATTTGCAAGGCATTCTTCACTTGAGACGGTGAAGCGTGAATTACTTGTGTAAGCTATTGGATCAATCTGATGATCCATTGCCACCCCTTTCATGCAAGGCGGCCCGATATGGTAGCCATGATAGCTTTCAGTGTTGTCAATACTGGGGTTAAAGGCCCAGGGGCCGCTAGTGTGAGCTTGTTTCATTCGCTCACCTCCGGAGCTAGGATTTGATTGCTTCCCCAGTCGCTATCTAATCGCAAGTCAGGAAAGGCAAGGCGTGTTTTTCCTTTAACGTCTTCATGCTGGAAAGGTTCTAACTTTAAGGCATACCCGCGAGGGTCTGAATTAACAAAGAAGCCATGGGGCAACTTGCCGAAAACCTTTTCCACCGCTTGCGCCGCGTGAGCTTCCGCAACTTCCATTTGGTCGCAAGTGATTTTACCATTGCAATAATCGGTTGCCGCCTTGTGAGCCTTATTTTCAATGCGTTTTAGTTGTCGCCATAATTGCAACCCTGTTTTTTTGGTGCTTTCATGGGTGTCATTGCCTGTAATCGGGTGCAATGGGTTAATAATTAACGCCAGTTTTTCAAGGGCGTCATGGTGATCTTGCCGCATTTTAGCAATGCGGTCTTTTTCTGTTCGTTTGTTCATGTTATCCTAGTTTCTCCATAGGGCGTGTTGGTAGCACGTTGCCGGATTGTTCTGTCCTAGTCAGTCCGGCTCCCTATGGATTTGCCGACTAGGGTTTGTGTTAATCACACAATACAGCCACCAGAATTCTAGTGGCTGGGGTTGTGGGGTTAAATATAATCGTCTTGGATTGACCAAGGCCCAGTAGGACTCCAGTCAATTTCCTCAATATCGTGAGTTTCCCAGAATTCATCCGAATTCTTGCGAGCTTCAACCCAGTCAATTTGTTCCAATGGCTTTCCGGCATCTTTTGCGCCCTGAATAATCCATTCACGCTCCAAGTGGTTAAGATAGTTTTGAGCTTGCCACTTTTGGTCAAAGGTTTTTTCCAGCGTCTTATTCGTTTCGCTGGTTGCTTTATATTTGAATATGTCAAAGCTCATATTATGCCGCCAATTGAATTAATAACGCCAAAGCTGCCGTGCCTTGTATGGTGATTTTGTTTGCTGTAATCTTGACGGTAACCTTTTCAAAGCCTGACAAGGTTTTGCCAACATATCCGCCGCACAAATCAATCACGGGTCGATTATCCCCACCGGCAATCTTCAAAGGGCCGTTGTCATCCCTGACAAGTTCCCAACCGTTGGTCGTTTCAATACGCTTATAACGCACGCCCTTGTTCCATGATTCGTTGGCAAGTGATTTGCCTTCAATCCAAACGCGGCGATTACCGCGATTGGTTCCAATGTTTCTGGTGATTTCTTTCATGATATAATCCTAGTTTTTCCATTGACCGGCGGAGTCATTCCAACCGGCTGGAATCAAATTACTTCACGGAACCCTTCCCGTCAATAATTATTTCGGCACAATGTATCACGTTATTCCCAATGGATTTGAATAAATGGCTTGTTTCTCCAGTCCTATAGAGCTAAAAAGCTTAAAAGCTCTTATTCCACATGGCAACGATCAAGATAGTCAAGCCAGTATCAAAGCGAATGGCCAAGCGTAAAGGCGGGAGAAAACCCGCCGCGTTAACCCTGACAGATGAACAGTTGAATGATGCTAAATCCGCCTTGGCTGTAGGGTTTCCCCAGTCAAGGGTTGCTGCTCTCCTGGGTATCTCTGAAGCTGCATTCAGTAGGATGATAAGGAAAGATAGTGCCTTGGCAGAGACTCTTTGCATAGCAAAGGAAACCGGAAAAAAGGAATTGCTGGATATCATCAAAGGCCATGCGCAGAAACATTGGATGGCGGCAAGCTGGATTTTAGACAGGTGTTACCCGCAGGAATTTGCACAACAAACCAGAACCAGTGCAGGTTCAGGAGTCACGATCAATCTGCAAGGAATTGTCCAGAAGATGGGCAACCGCCCGGCAGAGACTAGTTCAAAGACAGTAGACGTTTAAGGAAAGCACTGTAAACGTGGGTTATTCTAGGACTAACTTGCTAGGTAAGTAAACTAGCGTGTAGATTATGGCCAGCAAATCTCCCAAGACAAACCCAGGACACGACCCAGACCCACAACCCCCCCAGCGGGGTGGGGTTGCTTCTGCTCCCCCCCTTCCCCAACAGCCCAAAACAAAAAGGTTATCCAAGAAAGCATTGGAGCAGAGCAAGACGTATGACTTGCAGTGGTTTCCGGAGCGTTGGTTGGGGGAGAAACCGTATGGTTGGCAGTTTGATGTATTGAAAGCGTTGAACTATCGGGAGAGTCGGGTTGCGTTGAAGGCGGCTAACGGGTCGGGCAAGACTAGCATGATAGCTGCAGCGGCTGTGGTTTGGCATGTGGTGAACTTTCCGGAGAGTTTGTGTGTTTGTACTGCTGGAGTGTTTAGACAGGTTGAGGGGGCATTGTGGCCTGCTATTAGGCGGTTCACTAATCAGATGACGAATGGGGATGGGTTTGAGGTGACACAAAGTGGTTTAAGGTTTGTGAATGGGGCTAGGGCGATAGGGTTTAGTGCTAGTGACGCGCACAAGGCGGAGGGTTGGCATAGGCAAGGGCCGACGGAGAATTTGATGTTCATTGTGGATGAAGCGAAGGGCATACAGGATGATGCTATTTTCCATGCTGTTGAGAGGTGTCAACCTAGTCGGTTATTGATGATGAGCAGTCCTGGGTCTGCTAGTGGGTTCTTTTATGAAGCCTTTACGAAGCAGCGAGAGCGGTGGGACACGTTTACTGTTACGGCGTTTGATTGTCCGCATTTGACGAAGGGTTGGATTGAGGAACAGATAGC